CTTCTTAACATATTAGATATTCTATTTGCTCTTCTTCTACCTTCTCTTGCAGGTTCTGAATAAAAACCACCTAATGCATTCATTCTATTTAATTCTGCTGGTGAAAATCCAAATATTCCTGTAGTCGCAGGTCTGTAAAATCTAGATCCTTTTATTGTATTACTTATACCTTGACCTATTCTTCCTAAAATACTGTTACTACCAAAAGGTAAATAAGATAATAAACTTTGTAATCCGAAAGGTTGTTTTAATTCACCTTCTGCAAACTCTGGTATTGCAGATGCCTCTAGATCGTTATCTTCTACTACACTCATAATACCTGTGTTATTAAGTGTTGGAATAGTTCCTGTAGCACCCTTGTTTAATTCAGCATACTCAGGGTAATTTGGATTAGGCATTAAATTAATTGGTGAAAGTCCAGCATAAGAAAGTGATTCTGTATCTACTTCAGGTCTTATTCTGCTTGCAAGTATTCTTCTACCAGGAGGGTCATATAAATTTTCTCCTAATTTAGGAGTTTTAGGATTTAAAATAGATTGTAACATATTATTATCCATTAACGCACCAAAATCAGATGCTTCTGCATTTCCAAAACCAAATAATTCTTTTATGATATTACGAATACCACCACCTGAATCTGGTTGATTATTATTTTGTTGAGACTCCAACATCATTTTTTGAACTTCTGGATCAGAATTTTGCATAGCTTTCGTTGTTTTATCTGAAATACCTAATTTATATAATGACATTATCTTCTACCATCTGGTTGTGCATCAAGTCTTAGAGTTCCATATCTCCAAGTTTCACCTGTGCCATCGTTTTCTATTTTTAACGCTACAAGTCTTCCTCTTGCCCTAGTATCCACCTTATCAGTAGAGGATGTAATTGTAAAGGGACCAAGCGGTGAGCTTGAGGCTGTGTTATTTGGATAATCATTTAACAACAATGTAATCTTTGAGTTACCTGTAAGAACTTTAAAGTCTGGTATAAATCTTTTCACAGACATAAAGAACTCACCATCTCCTCTGTAATCTACTAGACCAGTTGATCCACCCAAAGCACTTCTACGAGCTGTAATGTCAAAATCTCCAGACTGTATGAAAGCGTTGATAGAGGTTGTTCCTGAGCTATTGACCTGATCTGTACCAACCTCATGAGCGTAATATGTTGATGCTCCATAAGTATTTGTAATTCCTAATATGTCAGGAAAAACTGGTGTTGCAGTTGAATTATATTCTGTTGCGTAAGGCACGCTAAATACTCCAGTGTCCGCATAAGTCGTTCTAGCTAGAGACGAAGTAGTCCAAACATTTTCATTGTAATTATAAGTAACACATCTATCAATTTGATCTGATCCTGACTTTGGATAAAACCAATTTACTTCTCCGTATAAAGTATTATGTTCTCCGTAGATAACATCATTTGCATTAAAATTTAAACCTAGATTATCTCCTGTTGTTGTAAATACAAAATCTTCAACAAGACAAGGTAATGATTTTACTGTACCATCAAATAAAAAGAAACCACCCTCACCTGACATCCAAAATACTTTACCATCAGAATAAGTTAATGCGTGTTGTCCAATTAATCCACAGTTTGTACCGACCTGTCTAACACTGAATGTAAATGGTGGGCCAACAAACTGAATTACATATGCGGAACTGTCTGTTAAAACTAAAGTATAATCTTTACCAGATACAGCCCCTACAATTTTATTTCCTTTATCTAATCTAAATGTACCCGCTGTGTTTGTAGCTGTCGGTGTATATGTATTTAAATCTTCTTGATTAGAAAATCTAATAAACATTGGGTCTTGAGTTGTAGGATCACCAATAGTTGTTTCTGTTCCAAAATGAAATAAATGTCTATCTCTGTCAGACACTTGTGTTAATCTTGATGCTGTTGGATTAGCTGATGTAGAAAAATTAGACGTTGATTTAGAAGCTCTAATTGTTCTAGCATTTGATGCTCCTGCATTCCAAGTGAAAGTTTCTCCATCTCTAATAGTTGCAACTAACACCTCTCCAAAATTATCTAAACTCCAGTTTCCTGGATCTAAGATCACATCACTTGTAGATCTTTCTGTACCCCATGTTGATGCTCCCCATGTCGATGTGCTCCAACCATAACCAAAAGTTTGAAATGTTGGACCAACTTCAACATAAGGATTAACTGTTGCTGCACCTGCTGCACTCATTCCTGATCCTCCTTCAGCACGTGAAGCTTGAATTGTAAAACTATCTGTAGCAGCTGTTAAAATTTCATAAGATTGTTGTAATTCTGCTGCAGTAAAATCAGATGCACCTGTAACAGTCACACTAGATAAAGTAATATATCTTCCAGCAAGTAATCCATGAGAGCCTTTATGAATAGTTACTGTTGTTGATGAAGTGGTTGTAGAAATAGTGCATCCTGTGATTGCTGTGTCAAGTGGAGAAATATCAAAAAACTGTTCACCATAATATAAAAATAAACCTTGTGATGTTCCAATAGCTGCATATTTTTCTCCAGCTATTGAGGTCCAAGTGTGTTGTGCTCTTGCAGCACCTGGTAAAGTTTCTCCCGAAATACTTAATTGATTCCAACCACCTATTTTTTCTGGTAGTCCATATCTAAATCTAACAAAGTCACCATCTACCCATTGAGATTCACCTCCTGAATCTGTGACCATCTTATTAAAACCAGGCTTGAAATTTAATTTTTGTAGCATATAGTGCTTTATATATTAGTTTTTTAGAGAATGAAAGTATCAATATAATGGACCATTTAGAAGCGATTGTAGAAGTAAAAGACATTTTTTCATCTCAATTAACAGAAAAAATTATACAATTAATTGATTATAAAGCAAAAGAAAATTTAACTGTAAGAACTGGAATTAATAAAAATGTTAGAAATGTTAAAGGATATAATTTTATCTTAAAAAATCCTACTGATTTATTTTATTGGAATCAAATAAAAACTGAGATTGAAAAAACATATATTTATTATAAAGCAAAATTTCCAATGATGGCTAGTAATAGAATAAATCAAATAGATTTATTAAAATATACATCAGGTTGTAAATACGAACTACACACAGATCATTACAGCACTACGGCTAGACACTTAAGCATAATTGTAAATTTATCTGATAATTATGAAGGTGGAGATTTAATTTTTACTGATCAAAAAAGAAAAGAAATAAAAAGAATAAAACTTAAAAAAAAGTCAATGGTTTTTTTTCCTAGTAATTTTATGTATCCACACAGTATTGAACCAATTAAAAAAGGAACAAGATATAGTATAGTAGCATGGCTCCAGTAAAATATAAATTAATTAAAAATTTTTTTTCAAAACAAGAATTAAAATTAATTCAAAAATATTGTTTTAATAAATTAGATGAAAATAAAGATTATGTTTTAGATGAACAATCTTTTTCACCATCTTGGTATAATGATCCTTTAATGACTTCTTTGTTAGATATTAAATTAAATTTAGTTGAAAAAGAATCTAATTTAAAATTATTTCCTACTTATGCTTATTGGAGATATTATGTATTTGGTGGTGAGTTAACTAAACATAAAGATAGACCAGCTTGTGAAATATCCATCACAGCTTGTGTAAAAAAATATGATGATTGGCCTATATTTGTTGAAAAAAATAAATTTGAATTAAACGAGGGAGATGCTATTTTATATGCAGGTTGTGAACAAGAACATTGGAGACCAGGCGTATATAAAGGAAATGGAATAGCTCAAGTATTTTTTCATTATGTAAATCAAAATGGTCCTAACAAAGATCACGCTTATGATAAAATAAATAAGGAAAAAAATAATTAAAATGAAAAATAAAACAGTAAATATAACTAATTTTATTGGTGTATACGATAATTACATAACTAAAGAAGAATGTAATAAAGCAATTAAATTATTTGAAGAACAAGATAAATTTAATAAAACTTTAAACAGACTTAACTTTGAAAATTCTCCTATAACTGAAAAACAAGATCAACAATTTTTTGCTGCTCAAAATAATATTAATGTTTGGTGGGAGGAATTAAAATCATTAATTGTTAATTTTGATTTAGCTTGGAGTCACTATGTTAAAAATACAGGTGCTGGTGAAGCTTATGGAGTTCCTTTTCATTTTGCAGATTTAAAAATTCAAAAAACATTACCTACAGAAGGATATCATGTTTGGCATATAGAACATGGAAAAGGTTTTCATAATGAGCCTAGAGCTTTTGTTTTTTCTGTCTATTTAAATGATGTAGAAGAGGGTGGAGAAACAGAATTTTTACATTTCTCTAAAAGAGTAAAACCTAAAACAGGTAGAATTGTTATCTGGCCTGCTGGCTTTCCATATTTACATAGAGGAAATCCACCATTGTCTGGTGAAAAATATATATTAACTTCTTGGATGAAATTAAGATGAGTATGAAGTAGGTCTAGCGCCTAATCTAGCAATTTTTTCATCAGAAGTTTCATCTCTATATGTTTCTGAACCTTCTGGATCTTCTATTTGAATATTATCATTATCCCAATCAGATTGTAATCTTGCTAAATGAGCTTCATCCCATTTATCAATAAATTGTTGAATATCTCCAAGATTAGCCTCTGCATAAGTGCAGTGAGGTGTAGTATCTCTATGTTCTATCTCATCACTAGATTGACTAGTTCCATATTGAATAGCCCAAATATTTGAAAATTTAGATTGATTCCAAAAAGTATCGTCATCAATTATGTAAAAAGTTCCTTTTTCAGGACCATTATTTTTTATAATACTTTTGTCATCAAATATTACTGTCCATGTTGCGTTTGTTGCCATAATTTCTCCTATGTCTTAATAATATAAATTACTGTTAAATAAGGTTGTAACACTGATGTTGCATCTCCTGTAAAGTTTGCACTCATATTATGAGAGTGTCCAGAACCACTACCTGTATTTCCCGCGTTACCACTAGCATTACCACTAACTCCAAAACGACCCGGTGAGTTTTGTGGGGCAGTTTGTAGAGCAGCAGGTTGTGTTGGTCCAGCACCAGATACAGATATAGGGTGATTGTGAGAAGCAAGTTCAGATGTTGTTATACTATGATTAGCTGTAGAACCACCAACGTTTCCAGTTGAAGTAACTGTGTTTGCTCCACCTGTTGATGCTAAAGCCTTATTATTAGATTTTCCAACTGCTACGTTATCTTGTAAGTCTGGCACCTTAAAAGTAGATGAACCATCTCCAGCTCCGTAAGTTGTACCTATGATTGCAAATAATGCAGAGTAAGTTGATCTTGAAACTTCCGCTCCGTTACATTCTAAGAAACCTGTTGGTACTGAAGCAGAAGACCACGGCACAATAGTTGCTGTAGGAATTCCCTCGATACCTGTAAGGTTTGCTCCATCAAAATCATATCTTGTTGCTTCATAATTTGCCATATTCTATTTCTCCTTGTAAGTCCAACCTGTTGTTGCATCTCCTGAAAAAACTAAACAGAATGCTGCACCTTGTGTATTTACAACTAGATCAGCTGCTGAATTAGCTATATTAGAACCATTTCTTCCAACAGTCAATGCGTTACTATTAAAATCATAACCTTGGTCTACAAATGAAACTTCATCTCCTGTTGCAGGTGATGCTGGAAGTGTAATTGTCACAGCTCCGCTATTTGTATTTACTAAAAGTTGAGCACCAGCTTGAACTGTTTCTGCTGCTGATACTACTCTCCAGTTTCTTTGCTCAGATAATTTTACAACATTTGTTCCATCAGAATATAATACGTAGTTATTTCCTTCACATAAAGCCACACCTGTACCTGATGCAGTTTTAAAAGTTAAAGTATTTCCTGCATGGTCACATGCATTTTGTATATTATATACTTTTTCAATAGAGTTTGGAATTGTTACGTTTAAGTTTCCTGCTAATGTACCTGTTAATTTAATAACATCATTTTTACCATTTGATAAAGCACCATTGGTAAACGTTAAAGCTCTACTAGCGTTAGTAACATTGAAAGTTGTAAAACCACCAATAGCTTGTTCAAGAATTAGTAGGTTAGTATTTGTAATTTGTCCCCAAGTTCCTGAGTTTTCACCAGTTGCTTGTACAGTTAATTTTAAATTAGCTGATGTTGAATTTGCCATAATTTAAATTCCTTATTCGC